TTATGCCGCAACTCCTCCCTGTAACGGGTTTAACGTCACCGCGTTTTGCAGGTAGTCAGGCGACAGGTGTGCATAGACCATCGTTTGCTGAATATTCGCATGCCCCAGGATCTGTTGCAGCGCGATAATATTCCCGCCGTTCATCATGAAATGGCTTGCAAAGGTGTGGCGCAGAATATGCGTTGCCTGGTTTTCCGGGATATCCGGCTTCACCTCCCGCAGTATCTTGCAAAACCTCTCATAATCCACTTTGAACAGCTTCCCGCTGGCCTCTTTTTTCACCTTTTTTTCCAGTTCTTCAGAGATTGGCACCGTCCGTTTTTTCCCATTTTTTGTCTTCAGGAAAGTAACGCGGCAGTTGACGATATTCGACCGCTTCAGCGTGGCGACCTCTGACCATCTTCCGCCAGTGCTCAGGCATAACAGGGCAACTAACAGATAATCCCCCTCCAGAACGTTCAACAAACTGCTGATCTCTTCCCGCTCCAGAAATGTCATTTCCGGGTTTTCTTCCGCCAGTGGTGGAAGCCCGTTAACGGGGTGCTGCCCGCTAAATTCCTCAATCTGTATTAACTTCGTAAACATGCCGGATAATCTGTACATCTCACGATTAATCGTTGATGCCTTGATCCCTGCATTCAAACGGCTTGAGCGGTAATCCATTAAATCTCTTTTGCTTAGCCGACTAACGGCGGGATCGCCGAGGCCGCTTATTGTCTTCAAAAGGTGATTGAATTCCTTTTTGCCGTTTTCATGGTTTTGCCCGTGGTACCGCCACCAGGCATCTAGCAACTCACTTAAAGGCCGCCGGTCGGCGCGCTTACCAGCCCATTCTTTTTGGCTGGCGTTCGCTATCGTGTATTGCTCAAACGCGGTAGCTTCTGCCTTTCTGTCAAACGTCCTGCGGATGCGGCGTCCTGCTGCCCCACGCGGTCTAATGTCCACCATATAGCGACCATCATCGAGCTTCTTAATCGACATAAGAAAGCCCTCCGGCGCAGTTATCACTATCTTGGTAACAAATAGTGAAAATGTAATGCTTATAAAGTGTTAGCCAGTCTGTTTCCCGGATTGGTCTGATTCCGTTGATTCTGGCCCAATGTGCGCGAGGGCCGGCGCGATCTGACCAGCCTGCGGGGCGGTTTTGTCAGTCATCAGCCATAGCGTGTATTTTTGGAGGCGGGGGTGTTGTGTGATTTTGCTTAAGACATTCCAGCCAGGATCGTGATACCCAGCCTCAATCTTTTTCAGCGTGCTTAAAGAAATTCCCGTCATATCAGAAAGTTGTGCTTGATTGATTTCTTCCGCGCTGCGGATGAGCTTTAGCTTCTCTTCAAAGGTCATTGACAGAGTTCCAAATTAGAACTAGATTTGCCCTCATCAAGGTTCGTTTATGGAACCTTGCAAGGAATGAAAACCAGCCGCTAGAACGTTTTCAAACGGTTTAGAAAGGGCTGGATCTTACGAGATTAACACGAGCTAACAGGAGCGTGAACGATGGAAGCGAGCGATTACGCGATCAAATATCCGCTTGATGCTGTCCATGTGGAGAAGTTTGCCGAGCTGATCGGCAAATCAAAGTCCGCCGTGGAAGAAATGATCAAGGCAAGAAAGCTGCCGGTGATTGAGTTGCGCGACCCAACCAAACCGAACGCCCGCGCGGGTGAACGCTGGGTGTATATCCCTGAGTTCAACCGGGCAGTGCGTGAGGCGTATTACAACCGCCCGGTAGAACAGCGTGATGCCTGGTTGCTGTGGATGGGGCTTTGATGCGAACTGCTTCAGGGAGTGGATACATGAAAAGTGGAATTAGCGGAGCGGTCTCGCAGCTGAATAGTAAAACCAGTCTTTACCGTGGTTTTACTATTCTGAAGCTCCCACGCAAAAAACCATACAGCCGCCAGCGCTATCAGATCACGCATAGCGGCCATTACTTCGGGATTGACTTTGCATTAGCTGAAGCGTGCAAAACGATAGATCGAATTATTAATAATAACCGTTTCACCATTCACTAAATAGCCGAGGCTGAAAATGAAAAGAGAATACGCAGACAAAATTAATTCGCTGCTGCAATGCTTCCATTTCAACAAGGAGTTTCTGGAATGGAACCATGATTATTCCCATCAACTTTTACGCCACGGCGTATCCCACCTTTATCACTTCGCGATGCTCCAGGGCGAGAACGATGAGGCTACGCTGGAAGAGCTGCGTAACATCATCATTTTGATCACTAATGGCGATATCCCGAAGCCATACGACCTGTCATCTATGGATGCTGAGCAACCGGAAGCAGCAAGCAAGACAGTGATGTTTTTTAAGCCGCTGGCGGTAACAGTGGAAGTTACACCAGAGATGCTTCAGCAACTGAAACAGTCGGCCACGGTGTCAGCGCAGATGAAGCGCCCACGCCTCTATTAATCATTGGAGTCCGCCATGTTTACCGAAGAGAAAACATCGTGGGAACGTGAAATGCTGATACGCGAAGCGGTGGAAAGCGCAGAGCAGGGCTTCACCGTTCACCTGAAGAACGGCGCTCGCGTCAATGTCACCGCTGACAGCCCGTCGATAGACTTAATTATTTACGGTCTGGAGAAAACAATTCGCGGTAATCATGAGCGTGCGCGAATGACGTTTATCGACTTTTTGTATTACTGGCACGAAAGGTTATTTAAACAGGTTAAAAGAAAACCGCGTCCTAACCACTAATTAACCAGCGTTAAAAATAACGGCATTCATTTTGCCGGGGCTTCGTTTTGCCTTTTTCAGGAGGTCGCATGTCGATCACGTCAATAAAACTGGATGGCGGAATTAGCGATCCAGAGTTTGTGGAAATAAGCACCAATGCGCGGAAACGTGAGCGCGCCCACCTACTGGGACTGCTGCGTATTTATATCGGTCAGCTGAAAAAGGAAAGGGCCACCCCGGAAGAGATTTATTCATCAATCGAACAGTGGGCCGATGCCCGCGAATTAACCATCACTGAGGAAAGCAAACAATGAACCACTTAATGATCGACATTGAAACACTCAGCACCCAGCCGAATGCAGTGATTTGCGCGATTGGCGCGGTTTTCTTCGAACCATCAACCGGTAAAACCGGCCCTTCGTTCTATCAAACCATTGATCCGCGAACCTCGCAGAATCGCGGCGCGCATATCTCCGCCGACACGGTGATGTGGTGGCTCAGGCAGGATAAAGAACCAATCAGCGAGCTGGTAGGCGCGAAGTCGCATGAAATTGAGGTGATGCTGGATTTCGCCAAATTCATTGAAGGCGCATTCCCTGAAACCAAGAAAAAGAATCTGAAGGTGTGGTGCAAGGGCGGTTCGTTTGATTTCCCGATCCTCAAATCTGCATTTGAACGCTCATCGCTCGAAGGCGTTTCCATGCTGCCGTGGCTTTATTGGAATGAATGCTGCTTCCGCTCGCTGCTTACAGTGGCCGGAGCTATCGGTTACGCCCCCCATCCGCGCCGCTCAGTTGCACACAACGCCTTAACCGACGCCATCTATCAGGCCGAGCAGGTTTGCGAGATCTGGCAGCGCCTGACCTCCCCGCACCTCGAATCATTGTGAGGCGCGCAATGACTAAATCACCTATCAAATGGGCTGGCGGCAAAACCCGCGTCATGCCGCAGCTGCAGATGCAACTGCCGAAAGCCGATTGTTTAATCGAGCCGTTCGTTGGCAGCGGTACCGTGTTTATGAACACGGAATACCGCCGTTACATCCTCTGCGATAGCAATCGCGCGCTGATCAATTTCTTTCGTGTGCTGACTTCCAACACCGAGCGACTGATTGATACCGCTCGCGGAATGTTCCTGGGTGGCAATAACGAAGAGCAATATTACAAGCGCCGTGCGCTATTTAACTCCATGCAGTGGAGCGATATGGGCAAGGCTGATACTGCTTTAATTTATGCCGCTTTGTTTCTGTATCTGAACCGACATTGCTTTAACGGGATATATCGCGTCAATCAGATGGGTGATCATAACGTCCCGTTCGGGAAATATGGCGCACCTTACTTTCCGGCTAACGAGATGCGCCGCTTTGCCGAAAAGGCCAACGACACAAAAGCCGTTTTCATTGATGGCGATTTTCGTCACACCATCCCTTACGTTATGCAGCTGGCATATGACGCGGTTATTTACTGCGACCCACCCTATATTCCAGCCAGCAAGACAGCCAACTTCACTGCCTACGGCAAGCCATTTACCCTGGACGATCACCGCGACCTGGTTGCAACCCTGCTCGATGCTCATCGCCAGCAGGGCATCCGCGCGCTGATATCCAACAGCGATACCCCGGAAACCCGCGAGATCTACTCCGCTTTCAAGCTCCATGCCTTCAGCGTCCGCCGCTCTGTCAGCGCCAAAAGCCGGGATATGGCTGGCGAGGTAATCGGCGTTCTGCGCGTTTGTGATGGCTGCGGCCGTTCTGGCGGTGGCTATTGCCCTGATTGCGGCCCTGCGAAGGGGAATTCCACCTACAACGCAACGGCGGTAACGGGCGCTTTTGACGATCTGGAGGCTTTCTGATGGCTATCAAAAAAACACACGTCGGTACCGTCATAACCAAAGACGGCCCGAAGCTTAAGAAGCTGCACGCAACGGAAAAAATGTGGGTGGTCGGTACTAACGAGCTTTATCACAAAGAGACGGGGCGCCGTCACTTCGCAGAAAACACCCGCCGTCGGCTGCTTCTCGAATCAATTCGCCCAATTCGGGAGGCTAATCATGGTTAACGAAATTGACGCGGTGGTCACTCGGGTGATCGAGTGCTGGCCGATTCACGACTTCTGGATGGTGGAAGTTGAGGTGATGGCCAGTGGTGAATACCTGCGCACTGATATCACCGCCAGCACAAAACGAGAGGCCCGCGCAATTCAGCCGGGCGACACCGTAGCGATCCCTGTCGTGAGTCTGGATGGCGATTTTGCTGATGAAGATGAATTGCCGTTCTGAGGTGCTGCAAATGAACGAACAAACCAATTACCGCCAGTTCTGGCGAAACCTAGTGATCTGCTGCGTGCTTTGCGTGCTCCTGTTTTGGATCCAGATGGGGTACCTATCTTTTCGTACCGCCTCTGTGGTGTGGGAGGCGCTGTGGTCGCTTATTACAACGAAATAGACCCATTCGCCGCCCAATGGCTGCGCAACCTTATCGACGCCGGCCATATTGCGCCGGGCGTCGTTGACACCCGCTCAATTGAGGACGTAACCCCTAATGACCTTATCGGATTCAATCAGTGCCATTTCTTCGCCGGGATCGGCGGATGGTCGCTTGCGCTGCGTCGCGCAGGATGGCCTGACTGCCGCCCGGCATGGACAGCATCATGCCCCTGCCAGCCTTTCAGCGCGGCAGGCAAAGGGCTTGGGTTTGCTGACGAGCGGCACCTATGGCCCTCCGCACATTGGCTTATTGGCCAATGCCGTCCTGTCGTGGTCTTTGGCGAGCAGTCTGGAAGCGCTGACGCGGACGACTGGATCGACCTTGTACAAGCTGACTTGGAAGGGATGGGCTATGCCTTCGGGGCGCTTGCGTTTCCGTCTGCGAGTGTCGGCGCGCCGCACTGGCGCGATCGTGCTTACTGGGTGGCCGACGCCGACGGCGAACGCGTGGAAACATCCATCGAACGCCGGTCGTCAGGGATCACCGAATTTGCAAACGGTAGCCGCATTGTCTGGTTGGCCGACCCCAACCGCCACGGACGGGAAGGGCGGCTATCAGGGTGGCAGGATTCGAAACGGAAAACTGTCAACGGATCGGCTGGATGTGACAGCACAACTTGCGGGCTGGCCCACGCCGACAACGAGCAACGACCGTTCACCGTGTCCGCAGGAAGCTATGAGGACATATCGCGACAATGGAACAAAAAATTCAGAAGCGGTTGCAGGATGTGGCGGCGCTGTGCAGCCCGGGCCGGTTAACGGCTTCTGGCGAGATGCTGATTGGTTATGCGGCAGAGATGGAAAGTGGCGGCCAGTTAGACCCGGATCATTCCCGCTGGCTAATGGGGTTCCCGGCAGAGTGGGAAGACTGCGCGCCTACGGAAACGCCATCAACATTGAAGCGGCGACAGCGTTCATAAAGGCTTATATGGCAGCGGTGGGTTATGTCTGATTCTTCCGCTGTAGCCTGGGAGTGGAATGCTAAACGGCAGGCCATTAACCCAAACCACGTCGCTGATCCTGAAATTGAGTATCTCACCCCAAAGGGCGAGCGGAAGACGCTCGCCTATGGTGATCTCGTTGATGCGGTTTACCGTCACCCTATGCGCCCGCGCGAAGGAGAGGCGCGAGAAGCATTTGACCGTAAAGGCCGCACCAGCTATCTCCGGCGCCGGGTGCAAACGCTCCCGGCATTTATCCGTAAGCGTTTCGCTCAGCACCTTGAAAACCTCGAACGCAACAAGCCAAAAGATGCGGTGCGTTGGTTGTTTGGTACCTTTGAGCGTCATGTTTTACGCCGCATTGATGCGGTGAACGCACAGTACCTGCCGCAAACTAAACTACCCGCGATCCTTTTCCCGCTGCGCGATGAATTCCATCTGCTGCCGTGGGCAGACAAAAAGCGCCTGAAACGACTGGCTTATAAGCTCGCCAACCTGATGAAAAGCGAGTTTATGCGCGAGTTTGATTTTCAGTATGAGAAAACCGCTGATGTTGAGTTTTCCACACTTTACGCATACGGCTTTATCGCCAGCAAAGCGACGGCGCTCAATATTGCGATCCCGGGCTGGGATAAATATTGCGATGAATCACTTCAGGCCGAAGATGCACTGCGTGCTATTGCGCGCCTTCAGAAAGAAAAATGGTGGCTGAGTAAAATCCGCCGTATCCACGATCGCTGGCGCGAACACCTCATGATTGCAACGGGTTATGTCAGCAAGGTGGCATCGCCGTATTGCTCTGATCCCTGCTTCAGGGAGTGGGTAGCTCAGAAGAAAGCAAACCTTGAATTTCTTAATGCGATGGAGCTGGAAGACCAGGACACCGGCGAGCGTAGTTCTTTGCTGGATAAGGTCATGGGTAGCGTATCTAACCCGAAGATCGCGCGCCATGAGCTGATGGTACGCATGCGCGGGTTTGAAGATATGGCTAACGAAATGGGCCTGGTCGGCATGTTCTTCACCTTGACTGCGCCGTCGCGTTATCACTCAACGCATGTGCAATCCGGGAAGCGAAACGATAAATACCGCGACGCCAGCCCGCGCAAAACTCAGAAATACCTCTGCAAAGTATGGTCGCGCGTCCGTGCCAAATGGGGGCGCGAAGGCATTCGCACCTTTGGTTTTCGTGTTGCCGAACCGCATCATGATGGAACCCCACACTGGCACCTGTTGTTATTCCTGCGACCAGAAGAGGCTGAGTACGCCACAGCTATTTTCCGCAAACATGCGCTGCGTGAAGACGGTGGCGAGCCAGGCGCTCAAGAGCACCGTTTTACCGTTACGCCGATTGATGAAAAATTTGGCTCAGCGACGGGATACATCGCGAAATACATCTCAAAGAATATCGACGGTTACGGCATGGATGGCGAGTTAGACGACGAGTCCGGCCAGCCAGTCAAAGAGATGGCAAAGCGCGTTCGGGCGTGGGCTTCTCGTTGGAGCATTCGCCAGTTTCAGCAGATTGGTGGCGCTCCCGTTACTACCTGGCGCGAGCTGCGCCGGTTGGGTAGCCGTGAGCTGGTATTGCATCCGGAACTTGAAGCGGCCCGCGCGGCAGCTGATGCGCCGGACTGGCCGGGATACACCAACGCCCAGGGAGGCCCATTTGTTCCGCGCGATTGCCTGCGCGTTCGCCTCAACTACGAATACACCGAGGATGGAAATGATTATGGTGACACGGTCGCCAAAATCACTGGTATCTATTGCCCGTATTCGGGCGGTGATTCTGTCATTTTCACCCGCACCACCGATTACAAGATTGTGCCGAAGCGTAAGCCGTCGCCGGTCGAGAATTTGACCTTAGAAGGCCGCGCAGCGGCCCCTCGGAGTTCTGTCAATAACTGTACGGGCCGCCCCGAATCGGACGAAAAACCACCGTCAGAAACGGCAGTGCCAGCTGATAAAACCGCTCCTGACAACAGTTCAGTGACAGAACTTCCGCTGAATATCGAAGATTTAAGGCGATATTCACGCCAGCAAAGGCAGGAGATCACCAGCAGGCTAAGAAAATCCGCCCGGGAAAGCTCAGATCATGCCTTCTCCCGTACCGCGCGCGGCCTGCGCGCGTCGATTAATGACGAAAGCGCGCTGACGTGGGGGCCAAAAGTCACCGCCGCGAAAGATATGAGCCTGACGCCGGAAGAGGCCGAGCGGCGCTGGCGCGAGCAGCTGCGGATCGAGGCCGAACGGCGTGCAGATAACTACGCGGCGGCGGTTGCGGAGTATCAGAAGAAAAAAGCAGAGGCCGCATTGCGCCAGGCGCAGCAAAAAGAAGCGACGCAGAAACACGGCATCTCCGAAGAGGTGATCGCCAGCATCGCCGCGCAGCTCCGCGACTGTCGGATTTTCGTCAGCGATGAGGTTGTGCGGTCAATTGCCGACGGCGCCCGCGTTCGCCACGACGGCGGCCTGCTCGCGGCGGACAATGGCCGATTGCGTGAAGTGAAGGTGTGGCACGCAGGCGAGAAAGATAAACCAACTTCCGAGTACATGGCAGTGCGTGACCTAGTCACGCGCTGGAAGAAAGCAGCTAAACGGAACGGCCGCTGATTATTCAGGACGGCACGGTCACTTTTGACCGTGCTGGCCATTCTATCGAGCACCGTCATTTTTAGCGGTACTGCAGAACTATTTTTTAGGAGCTAGGCGAGTATGAGCTATCTGGGAAGCAAAGCGGCCAGCGGTGTTTATCAAAGAATCATCGCTGAAATGCCGCCGCATGATACCTACATCGAAACACACCTAGGAGGCGGCGCGGTGATGCTGCGCAAGCCTCCGGCGCGGCATAATTGGGGGATCGATATTGACCCGGAAACCGTCGAGGCGTTCAACCAGGACAATAATGATTTTCTGGATAGGCTGGCGGAAACTTTGTTTATTGATGTTGGGGATGCCGTCGAGTTCTTGCGTTGCTTCGATTATGCCTCTGCCGGCCGCGTCTTAATTTATTCTGATCCGCCTTATCTCCATGAAACCCGCTCCAGCTCCGCGCGATATCGCCATGAATACACCGTTGGCGATCATTACCGTCTGCTGGGCTTGCTCTGCTCGATGCCGGAAAACGTGAGCGTAATTGTGTCGGGATATCCCTCTTCCGTTTATGACAACGCCTTACCGGGCTGGCGCAGCAAAGAGTTTCAGGCCATGACGCACGGCGGTGTGCGAACGGAGAAAATCTGGATGAATTACCCGGAAGGACGGGCGTATTCGCATACGTTCGCTGGTAAAGACTACAACGATCGCTATCGTATTAAGCGAAAAGCACAACGCTGGCGGGAAAAATTTGCAGCACTCCAGCCAGCCGAGCGACTGGCAATTATGGTAGCATTGAGTGAGGTTGAGTGAGGTTGAGTGAGCCTAACATAATTGAATTATCAGTTTTTCAGATAGTCGTTATGAGTAACTTACGAAGAAAAGAGGCTAGGTAATTCCTAGCCCTAAAATTCGTTTTTTAATTCAAAGAGCGTGAATTGAAACTAATTTCCGAGTTCGCTATATAATTGTTGAGACATTTCTATTTCTTGGCATATATAGCCATTTTTAGTTGCTATGCGCAGGAATCTTTCGAAATTATCATTTCCAAAATCGTTAAGGTGTCTTGTATATAGATTGGCAATGCTATTGCCAAGTGGTGTGAATACGTTTGCTAAGATGCGATGCGCTTCCGGGACTTGTTCGCGCGTATATTTTATTTTCAATACACGGCGTCCATATCTTAAGTAAATCTCTCTATTCTCAATATTGATGAAGTTATTGTTGCTGAGATCAATTAAATTGAGGTGTCCAAGTTCATATTCGATAGTGCTTAGCTTTTTGATTTTACCATCAATTGAAAATTCAACATTTTTATCTACTGACGGCAAGCAATTGACCTCATACATTCTGATGCTTGAGTTAACTAAAAATCCAAATAGTTTGAATGTGTTTTCATCAAACGAAGCAATGCTATTTAAAGTTAGAATATTTATAGTGCCGGATTTTTTTAACTCTAATGCAAAGGCTTTAGCAAGCAATTGCTTTCTCCATTCTTCATTAAGAGACGAGGCAAGTTCATTGAATTTATTAATCCAACTATCAGCGATCCCCTTGTCATTGTCGATGATATCATCATCACCAATGAAGTTTTTTATTTTGTCTATTGTAGATAGTTTGTTTATTTCCTTAGTTAATAAGTTGTAATCCTCCTGCGCCCGAACTCTTTCAATCCCGCTAGAATTAATGATTTTCTCACGCAGCATCGCCCTGTCGGAGGATATGTTTTTAACCTCCTCTTGAAGCAATGTAGATATTGCCTCCAAACGAGATTTGTTTAATTTGAAGTCAGAGTAATTTTCGACAGCAGTTTTAGATTGAGCCATTATAAAGGGACCAGTAATCTTAACAATGCTGTAAAGTGGCTTCGCAACTTTTTGTACGATAGCAAGAACACCAGAAATTTCAGAATCAGCCATAATATATCCTTTCCGACTTAGTAACATAAAGCATTCGTTTAAAAATCATAGCGCAAAACAGTGCACAAATTTGCACAATTTTCGAAGCATCGCTTTTGCCACGCCAAGCCAGCGCTGGCGGGGTCTGGACGGTCTGCACAAAGTGCACAAAAAGAGGTCGGTTTAGCGCGCAGGCGAGGCGGGGGAGCAAGCGCGCGTAAAGGGGGTAAGGGAGGGGGTCGTATCGTTCGCCAGTCGCGTCCTGTCGCGCGCTGACTTCTGGTGCAAATCCGGGTGATGCGAACGAGAGAATGCGCCAGAATGGCGCTGGCAGCGTCTGGTGAGGTGTAGCAGGGATTCAAAAGTGAGTGAGCGGCCAGTGTGGCCGGGTACTGATACGGGGCGGCGGGTACCGCACCGCCAGAAATGACGATGCGGCCTGGTGTTACTTCGTGCTTTCGAGCAGTGCGTAAGGATTAAAGCGGATCACCTCTTCGCCCAGCCAGTCGTTAACATGCTTCATGGCTTCCATGTATGGCGTCAGCTCGTTGACGGCGAAGACGCGTGCCGCCTTCTCGATATCGCCAAATGATCCGTTGCCTTCCGGAATGGCACCCATTAATTGAGGCGGCACCCGATGCGCGGCTAACATGTCATCGCGGGTGGAGGACTTCACCCCTACGAATTCGTCCTTCGCCGATATCTGGCTGAATGGCAGGATCTGCACGGAGTCTTTGCCGCCGTTAGGGGCGTGAAGAAGAATGTTTTTGAATGCCCCGCCGCGTCGGGTATCTGTTAGCGTCTTCTTCAGCTTGTCGAGGCTCTCCTGATCGGCCATTGCGCTGTTCACGTAGACGATACACCCGGCATGCGAACCATTGTCGTAATAGAGTTTGCGGAACTTATCGGCAGAATGTGCCAGGTTCGCCGACAGCAACCCGGCGAAATACTCCGGCATACCGTAGATCTCCTGGTGAATATCCGGACTAAGAACGTGGCAGACAGAGCCAGTTGTAAACTGGTGATCCTGTAGCCCGGATTGAATAAACCAGTAGGTGTCCAGGTCGGAGCCGCGGCGGGTATATTTAGCCAGCGAGTTACGGAAGCCGAGGGAACCGCCAAGCCGGTTTTTCCTCATCTCCAGATAGCCGTTCCCGAATACGAACCAGTCCAGCGCGAAGGATGAGAATACCTGGCGGGAAAGCAGTTTGTGCGGAATAAAGCACCCGGCCAGCACGTTGCGTTTGAAATACAGCGCCGACTGGTGCCAGCTGGCATAGCCGAACTGGCGCGCCAGCCCGTACCAGTCAACCGGCGTTTCGTAGTATCGCCCGTTGTCGGCGCAGTACATGTTATCGAGCAAGTCATACGCGCCACTCACCGGCCAGGGGCCGTCGAATGTGAACGAGTTCAGCTCGGGTGCAGCTTTTAGCGAGACGGCGAGATCGGCCTGCTCCCTGGCATACTGCCTGCCGTGCATGGATTTTCGTTTGCTCAAGGTTAATACTCCGTAACTGTCATACTGCTGCCGCCTTCCTGTCCCAGCGGCTCGTTAATTGTGGCAAGCATCGTCGCCCAGGCGAGATCGCCGTGACTGACGCCGCGCGAGCGGTCAGTGTCGTAAGTGATAACGCCGCCGGGGGTAACAATCTTGCGAACAGAGTTGAACGCGCCAACGAGATCAAGCTCTCCCCGGTCATATTCCCAGCGGCCACCGCGAACGAGCTGCTGCATCTTCAGCACAAGCATGCGTTTGCTGGCCGGTGAGAACTGGTAACAGACCGCTGCCGGGAAGTGCTTTTTAACCAGCTGATAAACGGCTTCACCGATGCCGGTACCATCAATCACGATGTGTTGCACGTTATAACGACTCAGCATGCCGATAATGAGATTGGCTTGCTCTTCGAACTCCATCCCGCGTATGCGTAGCGTCTCGACGGTGCGGAACTTGCCACCGGCGACCATTGGCACGGCATTGACTGAAATGGCGCCGCTGTCGCCTTTACCGCTGGCACCGTTGGGATCGTAGCCAATCCAGACCGGGCGATCGGCCATCGGGCGGGAGGCATACGGGCGCCAGTCGGGCCAGTCGTCGTAGCCGTCTGCGCCGCATGCCAGCAACCGGTTATAGTCAAAGGCGCTTTCACCGCTTTTGATGAACTGGCACCCGTACAGGTTGTCGTATTCCTCCGGGCTGTTTTCGTCGCGGATTTCGTCAATGTCGGTCAGATCCCAGCCGTGATCGATAGCGTCCTGCAATGTGACAATCTGGCGCCAGATTTTGTCCGGGCACATCAGCCCGCTGTTTAGCGTCTTCCAGGACGTATCAAACTCAACCCGCTTTCCGTGGCTGCGCCCTTTGTTGAATGCCTCACCAGTCCAGAAAGGGTAAGCCTCATGGCTTTCTGCTGACGGGGTGGAGAAATAGGTACGCGTCAGCCCTTTTAACGTCGCCATCGCACCGGCCACTTTCTTCAGGTTGGCAAACTGGCCGACCCAAAAAAACTCATCAAAATACAGATTGCCGGTGTACGACTGCGCCGTCGCTGCGGACGTGCCGAGGAAATGCAGCTCGGCGCCGTTAAACAGCTGGATCATGTCGCCGCCTTTCAGTTCAACATCAACCTCAGCGGCAGCAGAGCGAATAAAGCTGCGGAACTGATACGCCTGGCGGCGGCTCGCCGACAGAAAGATCTGGTTACGTTGATGCTTGTACTTCACATCGTCGGAAAGGGCGCGCACCAGGGCTTCGCGCGCAAAGTACCATGTCGCGCCAACCTGACGGCTTTTCAGGATCATGCGGTTGCGCCAGTGGTGGTTGTCGTACCAGCCTCTTTGATGCCAGTGCAGTGAGCCGAGAATATTCTCGCGCAGCGCTGCAATCTGCGACTCTGAGAAATAGTTTTGTTTCTTGCGGATCTTCTTCTTTGGCTGGGTGGCCGCCGTGCCGTTATCCAGCTTCTTCAGTTGACGCGTGAGAAGGTCAATCTCTTTGAAGTCGCCGCCAGTCTTTTTGTCTTTGGTGGTGAGCTGTATCAACCGTGCATCAATGGACGTCGTCACGCGCTGGATCGGTGGCGTGGCGTCCCATTCATCACGCTTTTTCCATGAGTAAACCGTGTTCTGATTAATACCCATCAGGCGTGCAATCTCAGCTGGCGGGTACCCCTGCCAGTAAAGCTGCCGCGCCCGCTGCATGATGAATGCTTCTTCAATCGCCATTTGTCCTCCTCGCTTCCTGCCGGGGAGATTAACCCGCGCGCGCGTACCCTTTCGCTCGCTTTTGGTTGTGGCGATTCCCTCACAACAACAACGCGTTGAGAGCGTACGTCACCCCCTGCCATCATCTCCGGGAACTCAGAAACCGAGCGAGTAAACGAACATGGCAGGCACAGCAAAACCACGTAAGAAATTCCGCGTTGCCGTCTCCGGAAATACCGTTGATGGCCGCGAAATTCAACCGCAGCACCTTCGCGATGCGGCAGCGAATTACAACCCGGAGGTGTACGGCGCACGCGTCAACATTGAGCACTATCTCTCTATGTTCCCGAACAGCGATTTTGGTGCGATGGGGGATGTGGTGGCACTCAGCACCGAAGACATTACCGACGGCCCGTTAGCAGGGCGAACCGCCCTTTATGCCGAGATCGAGCCATCAGATCGCATGGTGCAGATGACCGACAAAGGACAGAAAGTCTATTCAAGCATTGAGCTGCACCCTCAGTTTGCCCTCAACGGAAAAGCCTATGTGGTGGGGCTGGCGATGACCGATACCCCGGCGAGCCTGGGCACCGATCGCCTGAAGTTTGCCGCGGAGCAACGCGCATCGGTAATGGCCTTTAACAACCAGCAGGGCGAAGCGCCAATGTTTACCGAAGCCCTGGAGGCAGAGGTGATAGAGCTGACCGCCCAGCGCGGTGATGAAGGGGTTAAGTGGTTTAACCGGGTGATGAGCATCATCGGCAAAGGCCAGAAAACCGACGATCAGCGCTTCAGCCAGATGCACCAGGTCGTAGAGGCCGTGGCGCAATCGCAGTCAGAGCAGATTGATCGCTTTAATACCGCCGAGCTGGAGCGCCAGCAGGACAAAGTCGCCATTGAGAAACTCACCAGTGAGCTGGCCGAACTGCGGCAAAAGTTGAGCACCACCGATGCAAGCTTTAGCAAGCGACCACCGGCGGGCGGCGGCGCGAACGCGCAGCTGGCTGATTACTGATATTCACAACGAGAGCAGAGACATGGAAAACAATACCCGCCAGCTGTTTGACCAGTACATTTTGCGCCAGGCGCAGTTAAACGGCGTATCACCTGCGGCAGTTGCTGCGAAATTTGCGGTTGATCCCACCCGTCAGCAAAAGCTGGAGCAGGCAGCGCAGGAGAGCGATTCTTTCCTGAGCAAAATTAACGTGTTTGGCGTTAATCAGCAGATTGGTCAGAAAGTGTTGATTGGTAGCAAAGGCCCGATGGCTGGTGTCAACAACAGCACCACTACCCGCCGTAATCCGGGCGCAAATCATACGATGGAGCCATTTGATTACATGTGCCGTAAGGTCAATTACGACTACGGGATCAGCTACGAACAGCTCGATGCCTGGGCGCATATGCCGAACTTCCAGCCGCTGATCAGCGCCGCGATGGCTCGTCAGATGTCGCTGGATCGCATCATGATTGGCTTTAACGGCACCAAATACAGCGACCCGTCAGATCGTGCCGCTAACCCACTGTTGCAGGATTGCGGCATTGGCTGGCTGGAGAAAATCCGCACTGAAGCCTCTCACCGCGTTATTTCCGGCGTCACCATCACCTCACGCGATGAAGATAACAAAGTCATTGCGAAAGGTACCTACGGCAACCTCGGCGCTGCGGTCTATGACGCGAAAAACAGCCTTATGGATGAATGGCACAAGCGCAATCCGGATAACGTGGTGATCCTGGCAGGCGACCTGCTGACGACCGGTAATTTCCCGGCCATTAACGCCATGAGCCAGACCAACCCGAACACCGAAATGCTGGCCGGTCAGCTGATTGTTGCGCAGGAACGCGTTGGCAACATGCCTACCTTCATCGCGCCTTACTTCCCGGTCAATGGCGTATTGATCACGCCGTTTAAAAACCTGTCGGTGTACTACCAGCGCGGCGGACTGCGCCGGACGATCAAGGAAGAACCGGAGTTCAACCGCATCGCGACATACCAGTCCTCAAACGATGACTTTGTGATCGAGGACTACGGCAACGTCGCATTTATCGACGGCATCACCTTTGCCGAGGCACCGGAAGGCGGTGCGTAACCGCACACTGGCGGGCTTAGGCCCGCCGTTCATCGGGGAAGAAACAATGCTGACACCGGCACAACGACATTTTCAACGCGTCATGGCTGAACGTCATGGCAAGGCTGAGGATTTGTCCGATACGGCACGCACTGCGCATGAGCAGATCCTGCACCGCATGCGCATGGATATGGCCGCGCTTAAAAAAATTCAGGGCGAGCAAGCGAAAGCCGCGCTTAAGCGCCAGATGCTACCCAATTACGAGGGGTGGATTGAGGGAACGCTCGAAGGTAATAGCGGCCGCCAGGATGAAGTGATCACGCGCCTGATGATTTGGGCGATAGATGTTCGTGATTATCCACTGGCGGCGCGAATCGGGCGTTACGTCATCGCGCATAACCTGGCGATGCCAGACCGCTTTAACCGTACGGCGGCGACGGCTCTGGTCGACGAAATTTGTGATCCGATCCTGGTTCAGGTTAAGGCCGACGACAGCGCCGACGTATCGCCATATCTGGCGGTGCTCGATGAAGTAGCCGAGTTTACCGCAGCCAGCGATATGCCAGACATGGTGCGCGCCAAACTCCACAAAGCACGCGCTTTTGCACTGCGCAACGGCACGCCTGCCGAGCAGGAAACCGCGCTAGGGCTGCTGCGCACTGCACTGATCATGGATCCCGGCGCAGGCGTGAAAAAGCTGATCGACAAACTCGCCAGCCAGCTGAAGAAAACCGCTGCTGCGACTATTGCCGGGGGTGAGTCTGCTGGCGACGATGGCGAAGAGGGGCAGAGTGATGGCCCTGCAGCACCACCGGTTACGGCGGTGGTGGCCGGAAAGCCCGTGGCTAAAACCGTCCGTAAAAGCACAGCCAAAAAACCAGCGGCGCGCAAAACCACAACGAAAAAAGCGCCTGCCGCCAACAAATAATCGACTTGCGCCCCGTGCGCTGGCGGCGCGGTCGGAGATCTGCAACGCACTGCGTTTTCTTTTCTCCGTCCGCTCACCGCCACCTTTTCTGGAGACTACACCATGAGCCTTGTAGCCCCCCGCACAATAACCCCCTCAGCAGAGGATGTGCCGGATGTGGACGACGGCGGCGAGAAAGTCACCGCCGGTATGTTCTGGCCCGAAATCGTGTTGAGCGATGCCCGTAAAGAGATGCGCATCACTGGCACGGTGACAACTTCGCGGCTGAAGCATGTTGTTATCGAGGCGGTGGGCCATACCGCTGACCAGCTCGATACCTGGCGGATCGAACAGCAGAACGCCGGATTTGCATCACTGGATACCGTGCCAGCAATGGAAATTAACGGGCAGAGCGCAAAAGTTTACCGCTGGCGCCGTGCGGTTTACAGCATAGCCCGCGCCCTGTTGATCGAAACGTTCCGTGATGTGGACACGACCGGCGACGCCGGGGAGAAGAAAGCCGCTGCGCTGGCAAGCCAGGCAAACGATCACTGGCGTGATGCGCGCTGGGCTATCTCCGATATTCGCGGCGAAGTTCGCAATTCTGCGGAGGCATTCTGATGAAAGTGAAGGCCTTACAGGGCGATACGGTGGATTTGCTTTGCCAGCGTTATTACGGCACCACCCAGGGTGTCACCGAGATTGTGCTTGCTGCGAACAAGTCACTGGCCGATCAGATCTTCATGGAGGCTGGGCAGGTGGTGGAACTGCCGGAGGTGAGCGCCTCGGCGACAAAGGAGACGGTGCAGCTATGGAGTTAATAAACCGCGCCTGGAATTGGGCCGCATACCTCTGGTCGGTGTTCCTCGGCAGCGTCGGCATGATGACGCAAAAGGACTGGCTGACGGCTATTGCGGCAGTAACAGGGGTAGTGGTGGCGGTGTTAGGTGAAATGCATCGCCGCCGGATGGCCCGTATCCATGAAACTAATAACGTGCTGCTGAACGATTTGATCGACGCCATTCGCGACGACACCGAAAACCGGCAGGACGTGAAAGAGCTGATCCGCACTATCAGGGAGGCGCCACGATGAAAAAGGGCGTTATTGCCTGTTCTGTCGCCGCGATTATCTCGCTGGCCGCAGCGCTCTGGCCGCAGTCACTGCGTACCAGCCCGGAAGCGCAACTGAAGATGGCGAAATATGAGGATTGTCGCAAGACCCCGTATTACTGCCCGGCAGGCGTATTAACCGTGGGGATCGGCTCTACCGGGAAAGTGCAGAACCGGGAGTATGCCGAACAGGAGATCGCAGAGCGCTGGGTTAATGATCTAATGCGCGCAGAGCGTTGCGTTAACCGCGAGTTTAACGGCGCAGCTGCACCGCAGCGCGTTTTCGAGGCGCTGAGCGATAGCGCATTTAATGTCGGTTGTAGCGGGCTTGCCTGGTACACCAACAGGCAGGGGAAGAAGGTCAGAACGACGATCTGGCGTAATGCGCAATCAGCTGACTGGCGCGGCGTCTGCGAGCGGGTAACGGATTTTGTTAACTCAGGCGGCAGGCGCTTGCAGGGGCTGGTCAACCGCCGGGAAGAGTTCCGGGAGTGGTGCTTGTCAGATCCTGTGTTTAAGGGGGCGAAATGAAAGGGTTGCTTGCCGTTATCACGGTGATCTGTGTCCTCCTGGCGGTGGCCTGCATCCGGTTAACCACGGAAACCAACAAGCGCGAAGCCGCAGAAAGAGCGCTGGCAGACGCTACCCAAAAACTGAACCAGACCGGCGATGTGCTGGCCGAAGTGCGGGCGCTGCGCCAGGACGTCAGCGAGATTGAAGCCAGTGTGAAAGCGCTGGGGCAAAAGCGTAACGAAGCCGGGGAGAAACGTCGTGAAAATATCAAAACTGAACTGGCCGGCGATCCCTGCGCTGCTGCTCTTGTGCCTGACGCTGTCGCTGACAGCCTGTACCAGCGCGCCGCCGAAGTCGCCGCCGGTGATCATTCAGGAGCCTTTGCCAGAAAGCCTGACGGCAAAAACTGAAACGCCAGTGCCACCGACCAGACCAATGCGCTACGGGAGCCTTGCGATCTGGTCTGATGCGCTACTTGATGCGCTGGATACCTGCAACGCGGATAAGGCGGGCATTCGGGAGCTGGAACTACGGCGAATAGCCAGGGGGATGAAGTGAAAAAAGCCGAATTGTTACGCGAGGCGCTGATCGCCGCAAACACCTGGTGTAAGGCCAACCCTGAGCTGATCACCGTCTGGGTGGAGAAGGGGAGCATTGAGACGCAGGCGACCGGCGAACCCTCGTTTATGTATCGCTACACCATACAGGTGCTGGCCGTGGACTTTCCGGGGCAGGTGGATGATCTCATGCTGCCGATTATGGCGTGGGTATGGCATTACCAGCCTGATTTACTGCTCAATCCGGACAATAACCGCAAAGTTGAGTTTGACGCGGACATTATCAGCGATGACATGGCCGATGTGCTGTTTAAGGTGCCGGTCTGGGAGCGCGTCATGGTGGAGAACGTCAACGGAAAACCCGTTGCTACGCACCTGGCGGAAGACCGTCCGCGTATTAATGGCGGTGAGTGGGAAGTGGTCTTTGATCCGGGCTATGAGGGGGAGATGACGTGAGCAACGATGCTGCGCTGTTTCAACAGCTTGATCAGGTCTTCGCGGAAATCCTTTCCGCTATGACGCCAGCACGTCGCCTGCGCACGGCAAGAGGCATTGCCACCACGCTGCGCCGTACTCAGAGCCAGCGGATCGGTAAGCAGGTTGCGCCGGACGGCACGCCGTACCAGAAGCGGCACCGCCGGGTACTGCGTTCGCAGGCCGGGATCGGGTTTATCTGGCAGGGGGAAGAGCGCCGCTTGCGTAACTGGCGGGCGACGCGTGGTAGTCGTGGCCGCATGTTGACCGGATTTGATGAAGGGCGAGGCGCGGTGCGGTCGTTTTACCGTGCTGATATCGAGCGTTATCTCGATATCAGCTTTAACGAGACTCGCCGCGATACGACGAAAGCCGATCCCATGTTCCGCCGCCTGCGCACCGCGCGTTTTCTGAAAGCGCGCGCCACCTCTGAAGGGGCAAGCGTGGGATTCACTGGCGTGGCGGCCCGTATTGCCCGCGTTCACCAGTATGGATTGCGTGACCGGGTGAATGACAGCGGCGCGATGGCGAGCTATCCCCGCCGTGAACTGCTGGGCCTGAGTAAGACGGATCGCATGATGATTGCCCGGCAGGTGATTGATTCGCTGGGAGTGCGCTGATGGATATTGCTGAACTGATCCGCCTGCTGGAGAACATCGGCCGCACCGGTACGGTGACGGAGATCGACGAGGAAAACTGGCGTGTTCGGGTACAGAGCGGCGGACTGGAAACGACCTGGCTGCGCTGGAACGCGCAGCGGGCCGGGGCATTTAAGGTCTGGGTGCCGCCGTCCATTGGCGAGCAGGTCTGGCTCTTGTGTCTCGGCGGTAACACGGATACCGCCATCATTGGCGGCAGCCTGTACAGCAACGACAATCCGGCGCCGGGCGCGACGCGTAATGAAATGGTGGTCACGGCTCCAGATGGTGCGCGTTTTCGTTATGACGCCGAGGCGGGCGCCTTACAGGTGACGGGTATTAAATCGGCGGCGATCGAGGCGTCGGTGATCGTCACTCTGGATACGCCGGAGGTGAACTGCACCAACCTTTTGCGCGCGAAAAATCTTGATATCACCGAAGGCGGGGAAATGCGCGGTGATTTTAATCATACCGGCGGGGTGTTTATCTCTAACGGCGTGCAGGTGGATAACCACAATCACGGCAAAGTTGAACGCGGTGGTGACTGGACGGAGGGCACCCGATGAGTGAGCGCTATCGCGGTATGAATGCGAACGGCACCGGGACGCTGACGGATGAAGATCATGTGTGGCAGTCCGTGGGAGATATTCTGCTGACGCCGGTTAATACGCGCATTATGCGCCGCAATTACGGCTCGCTTTGCCCGGATTTGATCGACAGCCCGCAGAACGACGTCACGCGCCTGCAACTGATGAGCGCCGCCGTTATCGCGCTGGCTGCATGGGAGCCGCGGATCGCGCTGGACGCTATCAATATTCATTATTCTGCCTCAGGCGCAGTAACGGCGGAATTATCCGGCATGCTGACCGAGAGCATGGAAAAGAGCACCAGATCGGTAACGTTAAGGAGTGCCAAAAATGCCGACAATTGACCTCTCGCAGCTGCCGCAGCCGACCATTATCGAGGAACTGGATTTTGAAGAAATTCTGATCGAGGTGAAAGCGGTGATGGTGGCTGCTTATCCAGCAGATCAGCAGGCCGCTGTTATTGCCGCCCTGGCGTTGGAGTCCGAACCATTGAACGTGCTCGCCCAGGCGTTGGCATATCGCGAGATGTTACTGCGCCAGCGTATTAACGAAGGGGCGGCCGCCTGCATGCTGAGTCATTCGACCGGTGACGATCTGGATAATATCGCGGCGAACCTCGATACCGAACGCCTGATCAAGACCGAAGCAACCGAGACCACTGATGCTGAAATGGAAAGTGACGAGGCTCTACGCCTGCGGGCGCAGGCTGCTTTTGAGGGAATGAGCGTCGCCGGGCCATCGGCAGCCTATGAATACTTTGCCCGCAGCGCCAGCGGAAAAGTTGCCGATGCCAGGGCTTCCAGCCCGGCACCGGCAGAAGTGATTATTGCGGTGCTGTCCACCGAGGGCGACGGTACAGCGTCGCCAGAACTGCTGGCCGCTGTTGCCGAAGCGGTAAACGATGAAGAGGTTCGCCCATTGGGTGATCGCGTGACGGTGCGCAGCGCTGAGATTGTCGATTACGAGATTGACGCCACGCTGTACCTGTATCCGGGGCCGGAGTCAGAGCCGATCATCAATGCGGCTGATGCATCGTTGCAAAAGTTCCTGAAACAGAACGATAAAAAAATCAGCAGAGACGTAGCGCGCTCCGCCATTTCAGCGGCGCTACATGTCCAGGGCGTACAGCGTGTTGTGCTGAATGCCCCGCCGGACGATATCAGGATCAGCGATATCCAGGCGGCCCGGAATACTGGCTACAACCTGGAGAACGGCGGAACCGATGAATAACACGCTTCTTCCTCCGTCTGCCAGTGCGTGGATGCGTGGCGCAGAAGCTGCCACGGCGAAGCTGTCCGGGATAACGGTAGCCATTCGCACGTTATGGACGCCGACGGCATGCCCGGTTGATTTACTGCCATATCTGGCATGGGCGCTGTCGGTTGACAGATGGGATAAGAACTGGCCGGCAGAGAAAAAAATAGCGTCAATCCAGCAATCCTGCTGGCTTCATCGCAGGAAGGGCACCCGTGCTGCTGTGCGATATGTTGTTGAGGATATGGGATTTTCTGCAACCTTTGCTGAATGGTTCGAGACGGGCGAACCAAGAGGAACGTTCAGCATGGAAGTGGATGTTAATGACTTAGGTATTTCAGAGCCAATCATTAACGAGCTGGAGAGATTGATCAGTATCACAAAGCCGGTCAGTCGCCATCTTTCCGGTATCACCATGCTCACCCGGACGGCGGGAGACATTTATTACGGCATGGCGGTGAATGAGGGGGATGTTATCAGCGTCTGGCCTGCGGGCTATGAGCCGGATATGAGTATTTTTTATAACGGTCGTCAGTATTTTGACGGCGAATGTGTGTTTACCGGGAATGCCAGCGATGAAAATTAACGAGATTTCCCAGTGGGAAGAAGAAATTTATCTCCTGCGACGAAATGACCGGGTGCTGGGCGGTGTTGATGGTGTCGCCAATATGCAGGCGCGGCAGCTTGCCAACCGCACGCAATACCTTAAAGCGCTTTCGGAGCAGCAGGGGGAAAATATAGATGGTGCCATCGACTCGCTGCGCGGTGACCTGAAAAGCCCTGATGGGTGGGGAGAGACTATTTCCGCCGGTTATCAGAGCATGGAAAGCCGCTTTCAGGAGCAGGCGACCATCTTTGATTTTATTAAAAACGAAACGGATATTAAGACCCTGAAATACGCCGCCGGGGTGGATGTGGACGTGTCCCGCGCGGTTGAGGATGCCATTAAAGCCGGAAAGACTGCGCTTTATTTTCCGCCGGTGCCGGGTGTCTATAACATCGGTGATGTGGACGGCGCGCAGTCCGGATTTATTATTCATGGTCATGCCCGTAAACCCTATACCGTCAGCACAGATTCTTCATTCAATGGCTGCGGAACGGTCATTCGTCTTTTGCAGGGGGCGACCCGTCTGATGACCTTTAATACCCGCATGACGTTTATCAATGTTTTGCTGGATGGGCGCTCACTTTCGGTCAATCTGATGCAGGGCGCCACGCAGCTCAACGGGTGCCGCTTTATCAGTTGCGGTGTATATCGCTGGTCAACGGCATTTGGCAGGGCAAATAACTATATCGGTACGCTCTACGTTAAGGATACCAACGTCAGTGAGAACGTCACCGGCTTTTATAATCTGATTGATTCCCGTGTTATCGACTCGACGATAAACAAAAATTATGGTCGCGGTGTCAGCTTACTGAGCGGTGCTAACAATAATGTTTTCCTTGGCGTTCGTAATGAGTGGAATGAAAAGGAAAACTACTACTCCTACGGCGGCGGGCTGAATGAAGTTTCCGGGGAGTTGTGCGACCGTGCCGGACTGGCGGCGTTTGTGGCTTCCGGTGGCGGGAGCTGGATTGTCAGCAACCATGTTATCCGGCGTTCGGGGAAAAATGCCGCCGCAGGCTCTGACGACAACTGTCATTTCCGGGTGGAGGGCGAGGGTTCTTTCATCATGCTGTCCAACGTCATGACGCTGGCCGGTCGTGGCGACAGTGGCGAAGGTAATCTCAGCCCGGAACGGACCTTCATTACGACGGGTAATTCCGCCAATATGAAAGTGATTGCTGCCGGGTGTGACCTCTCCGGGTGTACCTCAGTTTCCGGTATTATCCGCGAAAAAACCACTGCCATTAAAAACATCAGCGGGTGTCTCGGCACCCCTGATATCTGTAATTCCGGGCTGGCGCAGCGGGAGGATGGCCATGAATATATCGGTCCTCCACTGAAAAAAGGCATTCTCACTGCGAATGGATCTCTGGTCTACACACATACGCAAAAGGCTCTTGAATCATGGCAGTCCCCCGTTTTCAGGATGCTGAAAATACAGGTTCGCCGTCCGTTTGACGGCAATACCGAGTATTACCGGGTGCCGATGAGTTTTAAATACGAAAGCACTGCCGTGGCAATGACTGTCATTTCATCTGAGCAGAAAAGCGGGCCGTCCGGTGCGTGGGGATATGGCGACGGCTCATCCGTTGCTGTCAGCATTAGCGTATCGGCGGATGGCTCGACCCTCAGCATCACGCTGACCAGCAAGGATAATTACGATCGTGAAGTTAACTCATATCTGGAGAACTGGTAAATGGAAAGCTTTGAGAGCTATGAAAACTTTAACGACTGGTACGAGGCGTTGATTAAAGTCGGGGAAGCGGCGGACAGGACGTTTTCCTACAAACTGATGTTCCTGGAATTTTACGACCGGGGCATGACGCCGGAAGAAACGCTGACTCACATTATCGAAAACGGCATTGTGACGGAATAAGGAATAATCATGCCTGATTTAACTTTCAGCACCATTCTGACCACCGCCGGTGCGGAAAAGCTGGCGCGCCTTCATGCGGCAGGTCAGGCGCTGACTCTTACCGAAATGGCAGTGGGTGACGGCAATGGTCAGAGTCTTGCCCCGACCCCGGAGGCGACGGGCCTGGTCAGTGAGCGTCACCGGGGCTTTCTGAACAAAATCCGGGTGGCTGACAGCGTCGCCAGTATTATCGAATCGGAGCTGCTGATTTCAGCCCAGACCGGTGGGTTCTGGATTAACGAAGCCGCACTCTATGATGAGGATGGCGTCTGTATTGCGGTTGCCAGTCTCCCCCCGACCTATAAGCCGCTGTCATCACAGGGGGCCGCGAAACACCAGATAGTGCGGATGAATATTGCGGTCAGCAGTACCGATGCCGTCACCATCATTGATGATCCGTCGGTGGTGATTGCCACGGCGGAGGATGTCAACCGGGCTGAAGATAACGCAAAAGACTATGCCGATGAGCAGTTGCAGGAACTGGATGCCGCGACGCAGGAGGCCATCAGGCAGGTGTTGCGGGATGCCTGGGAGCAGGATAACCCGCTAGGAACGGTGCGCTTCTTTGCTCAAAATATCGATCCGAACGAGAAATGGCCGTGGTCGCAATGGACTTACACTGGCGAGAATAAAACAATTCGCATCGGTAAGGCCGATGGTTCTAACATCGGTCAGACCGGCGGCAGCGATACCGTCACGATCCAGAAGTCTAATCTGCCCGCCGTGCAGATTGATGTGACCGGCGAAACCAGTGAACAGGCAGAGCAGAAGCTGACAACCACGCGCGGCGGTGTTCACAATCATGGTGGTGTGGCCGGTAAAGATGACCCGTGGGAAATTGGCGGTGATGTGCGGCAGCTCTTTAACCCGAAGGAGTTGGGTGTGACAGATGACGCCGGAGAGCATGACCACCAAGTTACGATACCGCCGCATAAACACTCGACCAGCGGCAAAACAGCCAACCTCGGCGAAGGTAAATCGTTCAGCGTGGTGGAAGCACACACCCTGTTGATGTGCTGGGCGCGGGTGGCGTGAGTATCGAGTACCGTCAAAACTAACGGTGCTGCAGGACGGTCAGAAGTGGCAGTGCGGTACCGCCATAGTCAGAAATGGCGATGTTTGCCGGTAGTGAAAGCCCCTCATCGCAGGGGCTTTTTTGTGGGCTAAAAAAGGCTCTTCAGGGCGTTATTTGTTGAGTTAACCACCTTCGTTGCACTGGTGCGCAGGTCTGACAGCACATCGCCGACAGACGATGATTGCAGCTTCTCCCGTAAATCCGAATCCGCGCGATTCAGGGTGAGCGTAAACTCAATTTTCTTTGCGTTGCCGTACCGGTCAAACTCCGTTCTTCCCTCCTCCAGACGCGCCAGCACGTACATCCCGTAAATGCGGCCATCACCTTCAATCAGCGGCCAGGGGCGGCCGGTAAAGCCGATCGTTCTTAATGCCGCCAGAGATAAATTCCCGCCGGTAATCTCAGGGTAAAGTACGCCGGAGAGGGTGACTGTGTCGTCACCCGGCCCGATGTACTGCCATCCGGCGGACTGGTTAACCCGTTCATTTTTGACGTGCCGCCATTCCTGCGACTGCTGGAGCTGCTGATAAGGGGCCGTGCGCAGCGTAAAAACAAACATCCCGAAAACCATCATCATGCTGATTACCTCTAATCTCTGTCGCGGAACGAGCCACGGTTACTTCTGTTGGTGCTGGCCATTGCATCGCGAACGGCATTCCTGACCATTCTTTCCAGATCCCGCGCCGAATGCTGGCCGACTTCGTTAAAGACCAGGTTAAACACTGGCGCACCACTTGTCGGGGCGGAAACGGGCGCCGACAGCGGGCCTTGTGTCGTTGAGGGAACGGAGAGAATGCCGCCTGCCGCCGGAGCTGCAACGCGCGGTACTGCCTGCGGTGAGATCCGCATCTCCTGATAGGCGCCGCGCAAGGCCAGCGCACGAGGCAGGTTTTTAAAAATGATGTCGCCAGGGCCAATCTTTTTACGTGCTTCCTTCGTGTTGTCGGCGGTCGCCTTCGTGTTATCCGCAATGCTATTCAGGCGGCGTAACGTGCCGGTATTGCCGGACAGTGGCGAGGGAGCGGGCGGGGCGCCTGCGGTAACCGGGGAATCTGATTTTTTAGGTGACCAGTCCCACGCTTTTTGAACCATTTTCTTTTGCTTCGGATCCCACTCCCACGACGTCGGTTTTTTAGGTTCGAGGTTGTTGGCCTTAGCCCGCGCAGCGTCAATCCCTGAAGGGATTAGCCCCAGCTTTTCAAGCAACAAGCTGACCCCTTCGGTCAGCAAGCGAAGCGGGGTAAAAAGCAGATTAAGGGCGGTACCCAGCACCTCGCCAAATGTTTTCCCGGCGCTGGCGCATTTATCCAGCGCATCGCGGGAAAAATCAATCGGTGTAAATAACTGGCTGAACCAGCCCCAGACTTTCGCCACCCCGGCGCTGATGGCATCAAACAGCGGCACCAGGAAAGAAAACGACTGAATCAGCGGGGAAAGCCCCTGGCTGATGCCGGTAAACAGCCCGGAGAAAAACGCCTTAATCGGCTCCCAGTATCGCCAGATGAGCAGGCCAGCGGTAATGAACGCCGCCAGAATCAGGCCGGGGATCCCCAGCAGTGAAGCAAGGATGACTCTTAAGCCTGAGAACGCCATGCCGAGCGTCGAAATACCGCCGGTCGCGGTAATTGATGAGATGCCGATCATGCTGAGAATCAGGCGGAGTTTTGCCAGGGGGCCGAGGATAAAACTGGCGGCAATGCTGGCAATACCCACCGCCCCGGCAAAGACAGTCAGCGCCCCACCGACAAGGATCAGCGTCTGCGTCAGCCGCGGGTTTTCTTTAACCCATTCACTGGTTGACGTGATTAAGTCACTTAACCCCTGAGTCAGTTTACGTAATGGCCCGTCGGTGGTTTCTTCCACCTGGATGCGGAAGCCTTCCCATGCGCTATCCAGATTTTTCAGATCGCCGCTGAGGTTGTCGGCCATCACTTTAGCCGCTTTCTGCGCTTCACCCTGTGATCCGCGTAAATCTGCCAGTAGCTTTTGCAGCTCACCGCTACCCGCAGATCTCACCAGTGCCTGGAATGATTTGGCCGCTTCTTCCCCTGCGATATCTTTGAAGAAGGACAGTTGATCGGTATCGCCGTACTTCGAGACGGATTTATAGATATCCGAGAGGATGGCTTCTGCAGGTCGCATTTTGCCGGTAGCGTCAGCCACGGTAACTCCTAGCTGTTTCAGCGCCGCTCGTGCTGTGGTGGTAGGCGCTGCAAGCCGGGAGAACGTCGTTTGCAGTCCTGTACCCGCGATACTACCTCGCAGACCCACGTTCGCCATTACGCCGATCATGGCGGTGGTGCGTTCAACATCAACACCCAGACCGGCCATGCCGGTACCCGCGTATTTCATCGCTTCGCCGATATTGGTTAAATCGGTGTTGGTGCGGGTAAAGGCGGCAGTCAGCACGTCACTGACACGATCCATTTCCTTTGGATCGAGACGGAATTGCGACAGGATGTTAGAACTGATGTCGGCACTTTCGCCAAGATCCATGCCACCGGCCAGCGCCATGTTAAGCACGCCGGGTAAGGCTGCCTGAATAGCCTCAGGGGTGAAGCCGGCCATCGCGAGAAATGCCTGACCGCTCGCAGCGTCGCGGGTAGTAAAGGCTGTTTCGGCGCCGAGCTTTTTCGCCTGCGCGCGCAGGTCGGCCAGCTGGGATGAGTTTTTGCTGAGGCGGGTTAACGCCTGTACGCGTGACATTTCCTCATCAAAACCCACCGCAGGCGCCAGGAACGACCCCGCCGCATAACCTGTAGCCGCTGCGCCAAGTGTCATCCCCATGCCAGCGCCACGGAGTTTCCCGGTGGTTTCTTTGGCGCGTTCATAGCTTGCTTGTGCGCGCGTCGTGGCCGCTAACTGGCGACGTTCGCGCTCCAGTGTCTGGTTATATTGCTCTGTGCGCCGGATTGCGCTCTGAATTGCACCGCTGCCGGATGAGAGGTTAACGCCGTGCTGGCGTACCGCCTGCGCCGCCGCGCGCAGCTGCGTGGTCTGTTTGTTATAGATATCCGTCAGCCGCGAGAGCTTGCCGCGCAGCGATTCAAGACGAGCCGCCTGTGCTTCGGTAAGCTGGCCGCCTTCGCGCTGTTTCTGGTTGAGGCCGTCAAAGGCCCGTTGGGTGGTTTTTAGTTTCTGCGCCGTTTCATTGGCCTGCGAGCGTAGCTTGTCGAATGCCGCTGCGTTTTTCTCCAGATCCTTGATCGACGACTGCGTTTTCTTGAGGGAGTCAGAAAGGCCGCCAATAGCTTTACTGGCGGCGTTGACCGGACGGGTGAGTTTATCAATGGCGCTGAACGCAACGCGAATACTAAGATCCATCGTCGTCATCCTCCTTGTCATGGTTGCCGCTTCTGATAGCCGCCCGTTCGCGCCAGGCTATCAGCTCGCGCAGCTCCATGCCGTACATCTCGGAGGGCGGCCAGTGAAAAATAACAGCGATATCGGCGATCAGGTCGTCGATATCGGAGATAACCGCTTCTCTTACTTGCTCGCCGTCGCCGCTTCGGTGACTGCGGACGGCTCCGCTTTCGTCAAAAAAGGCGTGATCTCTTCACACAGCGCGGTAAAGTCGCCGGTCGCCATCGTGGCAATCTCGACAGCTGTCAGTTGCGGGCTGGTTGTGCGCGTCAGCAGCGTGGAAACGGCGTCATAATCGAAGTTGAGCACATCAACCAGTTTCAGGCCGCGCAGCGAGCCAGCCTGCTTGATAGTGTCGGTGATAACGATGGTTTTGATTTCTTGATCGCCGCGTTTGATAGGCATGCTTAAAGTAACAGACATTGATAATTCTCCGGGCGGCCGGGCTGGCCGCCATTGGTAGTGGTTAAAAAGTTACTGGCCGAGGCCCAGCGCGGAGGCAATGCGATCGGGATAGAGGCTCTTGCCGTTGCGTTTGTAGATGAAGTTCAGCAGGTCGATTTCCAGTAGGGGCTTATCGTCTACTGACTCTTTGTAATAAGTGTTTTTGATCGCGTAGGTGTGGTTAGTGTCATCACCCTGTTTCGCTTCACCCTGATCAATTTCAGTGATGCGGCCGCGCATTTCGACTTCCAGCAGCGAGCTGGTACCGCCGCTGTAAATCTCACCCACAAAGCGCAGGCGCAATTCGTCAATATCGCCGCCCCATTTCAGGATCAGCTCTTCGACTACACCGCCGACAATCATTGATGCATCCAGCGCCCCGGCTTCCAGGCCGAGATCGACACCCGCCGCGCCAAGCATGCCGCCGCCCTGATAGTCTTCTGTTTTCCGGGTGAGTTTCGGGAGCGTGACGCTCGGTACTTTCCCGATATAGTTTTCCCCGTCCACAAAGAGGGTAAACAGCCGCAGTTTTTTAGGAATAGCCATTTACGCACCTCCCAGCGATGCAAAAGCCGGTTCGTAATACTGATCGGTGAAGGTCTGGATCAGCGTTAAATCTTCCAGCGGCGGTACCGGGCTGTAGTTGTAGCGCACGACAGCCTTACCCTGGCGCAGGCCAGTGGTCGGGTTATCGACGATATCAAACCAGCACGCCGCACCAATCAGCTTGCCCGCAGTGACAAGCGCCTGAAGTTTGGCATTAATACCACTCACCACGTCTTTCACGTTCGCCGGGGTGAGTGGACTGTCAACAGTGGTAAATTGCGCCTCGGCGATACTGTCCGCCAGGATCTGGGCGGTACGGGTGTACACCTCGAAAATGTATTCTTCAGTGTCCGTGGTGCGGTTGCCCCAAAAGCGGAAGCCGTCACGCTTAATCAGCGTGGTGATTTCGTTGGCGTTCAGCTCGTTGGCGTCGGAGTCTTCCGCCTGTAGCGCCCAGAACACGTCTTTGGTAATCCCCAGCACGTTTTTAACCGCCACGTTAGATAGCGATTTATGCCAGCCCTGCTCGTTGTCGATCAGTGCGCGCAGGCCCAATGCATAAGCCACGGCGGGGAATTCTTCATTGGCGCCGGTCTGTGAGTTGTAGGCGATGAAGTTCGGCCAGATCAGCATGCCTTCGCGCTCTGCAAATTGTTCACGATAAGTTTTCGCTTCGGCGATCGTTTCGCAGCCATCGCAATAGCTGTAAGAGAACGCCCGCAGCTGCTTTGCAATCACGCGTAACTGCGCGGTGACTTCCTGAGTGTCATACACTGGCACGCCGAGAATGCGTGGGCGATAACCGGTTTTTTGCTCTGCTGTCAGCAGGGCAAACATGCCGGTATAGCTGCCGTCTGCCTTCGTTCCGCCAATGATGAGCTGCGACTGTGTCTGTGCGCCTTCCTCGGTCTTAGCTTCAGCGACACGCACGACGATCACGCGGGTGCTGACCTGGTCGGAAATAGCCTTGAGTGATTTGTACAGGGAGCCGGTTTTGCCGGCCTTACCCAGCACGCTGATCACTCGCGTAATCAGTACCGGTGTATCAAGTGGAAAAGTTTCGGGATCGGCATCCTCAGCAACCGCCACCAGGCCAATGACCGTTGAATCAACATCGTTGATTACGGTCTGTAGGTCGGTGTTTTCTTTGGTGCGCGCCCCGTGGAAAAAGTTGTCGGTCATACTCTACCGCCATCATGTTTAGTGAGTTCGGGGTGATAATCCCTGAAATACATGGCGTCGTCTCGCGGCGGTGGTTGTGGGTGTTCCGTGACAACAAAAAGCCGTCGCATGCCTCGCGCGCGCATGGAACTATCAGCGGCGGAGGGCAATCATGGCACTGAACACAGACACAATCGACAATGCAAAAAGCCTGCTGAATGCAGGCACTCAGGACTTCAAAAATTACCAGGATGAGCTGTCACGCATCCCGGCGTTTAATGTCCTGATTGGCGGCAAGGCGTTGACCGTACTGGATGAGAAAATGATTTCTCTGGAACTGACGGATAACCGGGGATTTAACGCCGACGAGCTGACGATCACCGTTGATGACAGCCAGGGCGATATTGAGCTGCCACCACGTGGAGCCGAGTTGTCATTATCTCTCGGATGGCAGGGGGAGCCGCTAATCTACAAGGGGATTTACATTGTTGATGAGATCGCGCACTCAGGGCCGCCAGACCGCATCGAGATAACCGCCCGTAGCGCTGATTTTCGCGATGAATTCAATATCAAGCGCGAGGTGTCGTGGCATGACGTGACGGTAGAGCGTGTTGTGTCGGCTATCGCTCACCGTTACAAGCTGACACCGGTCATTTCTGAGCAACTGATGAACGCCGAAATAGATCATGCCGACCAGACACAGGAAAGCGATATGTCATTCCTGACGCGCATGGCTGATATTCTCGGTGCCATTGCCACGGTGAAAAACGGTTGCCTGTTGTTTATTCTGCCGGGTGGCGGCGTTAGTGCGAACGGCAAAGCGTTGCCGGAGTTCGCCATTACGCGCGGTAGTGCAGACCGCCATTCGTTCCGTATTGCAGACCGCGACGCTTACACCGGTGTGCAGGCTTACTGGCTGGATCTGAACTTCGGCAAAAAGAAAAAAGTCACGGTGAAGAAGCGTAAGAAAACCACGGAGAAGAAGCCGCGGAGCAGTAGCCGGGAGGGGGATTATATCGCCGGGGAAGATGGTAATGTTTTTGTACTCCGCACAACATACAGCAGCGAAATGGCGGCACAGCGCGCGGCCGCCGCAAAGTGGCAGCAGCTTCAGCGCGGTGCAGCTGAATTTTCGTTAACCCTGGCTTATGGGCGCGCAGATCTTTATCCGGAGATGCACGGAACCGTAACGGGATTTAAGGATGCGATAGACAAGCAGGACTGGATAATCGCGAAGGTGGGGCATACGGTAGACGATAGCGGATTCAAAACCCGGCTGGAGCTTGAAGCGAAAATACCTGAATGGATTGCAGAAAGTGAGAGTTAGCGGCCATAATATGAGCGAGTTCAACTCCCGCCCCGGGAGGCCATCATGTTTAAGTGTCCTGTTTGTGGTGCCGTTGCAAAAACGCGTACCAGTCGCTCGTTAAGCAATACCACCGTTCGGCATTATCACCAGTGCCAGAATTTTGAATGTAGTATCACTTTCACCACGCTAAACAGCGTTGAAAAACTGGTAACGAAGCGCGCACCACGTGAGAAGTTACCGCCGGGATTTATCCCTTCAGATGCGTTTCCTGCATCGCATTACGGTAATGATCAGCTCAGTTTTGCAATATAAAATAAGCCCCTCCATGAGGGGCTAAATTTATCGTGCGGGAGGTATATCCCTACCACCGTATGGCGGCTTGCATCGCTTAATTCGAGATATTGCCAACCTCCAACCCCGAATAAATCCGTGTCTACGCAAACAAGAAATGGCATAGGCTGAGCAAGACGGCTGGTACCTGCATCGCTGTCTTATTGAGTCAGGCGCTATCGCACGATAAATATAAATCACTCTAATGCTTAACCATGCAAGCATTTACGCCTCTTGGCGGAATGTAATCACATAGTAATTAACTGGACCAATTTGCTTCCCTCCAAATAGACTGCCGCATCCTGGTTGTTCTTGTACGCCAATGCTATCAATGCGTTGGAATTCCCATCCATCTTGGGCCATCTCATTAACAACGTTTTCGAGGTATGCAGCCGCAGCACTGTCCTTACTTACCTTCTTTGCATTAACGATAACGTTTGGCGGGATTTGAACCATTTTATATTTATACAT